TGGTGCGCCAATAGTTAATGTTGCAGTTTGTGTAGTTCTGTAATAAACATTTGCTGAGGACAAGTCTGGGGTTAAAGTAGAACTTGTTGTTGACGAAGCTGTACGTGGTTGGTTTCGTTTATTTGTGAAGGTTATAGAATTTGACGGTGTTACAGATTCTGGTCCTGTAGGTCCAGTGTATCCTGTATATCCAGTAGGACCAGTTGGTCCAGTAACTGTTGAAGGTGCTCCAGTAGGTCCTGTGTAACCTGTGTATCCAGTAGGACCAGTTGGTCCAACTGGTCCTGATGCTGTTGAATCAATCCACGCTGATGTATCAGAATCCCATACCCATATAGAATCAGTTGTTCCTACCATAGCAAAATATCCATCAGCTCCTGTTGGATAAGCCGCATTAAGAGCTGCTTCTGTTGCAAACCATCCTAAGTTGAATGGGTCGCCTGGTGATGTTGAAAGATATCCCATGTTTTATTTTGTTACTCTACTTATTAATCCTCTCCTTTGAAGGTCGACCATCATCTTAGGTAATTTATCAAGAACGTAATTTGTCTCTTCTACATTCTTTTTGTTCACTTCTACAATTTTTTCAAGATTCTCTATCAGATTTTCTGATATAGAGGTTATCCTTTTTTCATTTGCCTCACTAACTTCTGTTACATGTGAAACAACCTTCTCTAACGACAAGGCATTTCCTTTTATTGATTCAAAAGTTTTCAACTCTGAAGCCACCTCTTTTTCAAGAGAATCTTTGTGTTCAGATAGTATTTTTATAGTTCCTTTTAGTAGTGGAATTTCAGCTTCGAGTGTCGACTTTTGAGATTGTAGAGAAGCAATCTCTTTTAGTATTTTTTCGGGTAACTCTTTTTCTTTAATCTGAAGTTCTTCAATTCTTCCCTTCACAACATTCATCCTGTCTTCAACATCTTTATTAGAATTCAAAAGTTCAATGTTGACCTTTTGTAAATCTGCCTTGTCAGTTTTGAGACCAGAAATCTCTAAGAGAATAGCGTCTCTTTGACCAGCCCAACTATTCAAATGTGCTTTTTGTTCTGGATTAATTTCTGGTTCCATATGTTTAGTATCTTAGGGAATAATTACAACTTCCTTTGAATGTTCCTCCGGTTGTTGTTAGAACGAAGTTCTCTCCTGGCTTGATGTAAAAACGTGGAACATTATCGTTTCCAGGTTGGTCTTGCAAAGTAAGACCTTGACCATCAGCAAGTTCGAAACTTCCGAGACTTGTTGAACCTGATTTTATAACCAGAGTTCCCGCTGCAGACAAATCACCAATCAGTTCGTGAATATAAATCCATGCACCTGGTACTGCGGCAACAACGGTCGTGTCTCCAGCTGCTGCTGAAACAGGAATCGAAATTTTTCTTGTATGTGCGTCTTGTAACATAGTGTTATTAATTAACTAATAATTTAGAGCAGTTACCCTACCCACCCAAATGCCCGAAAGGGCATTTGAAAGATAGATTAACTTAAACTGTTGACCCGTCACCGTCAGACCACATCCAACCTCGAAGGTCAGAAGCACCCATAACTGCAAGTGAGTTGAAGTTTAGAACCAAATCTTGGTTTCCTAGCAAGTCAATGACTGCTGGTTCCGCTCTTGTTGGAAGAGCTTCGATGTATAGGAATCCGTAATCTGCGTTCATCATCTTTGAGTCCATCATTCCCCACATAAGACCATCCATTGCTAGGTTCTCATATGGTGATAGTTCAATCACCTTAAATGTGTCCGTAGCTGGAGCGTTGTTAAACAAGTTAGTTTGTTGTGGAGCAAGTCCTTTATCAATTGTGCCTTTGATAGTCTTAGCAAATTGAGCAGTAGTTGAACCTCTTCGACAAACTAGAGTGTCTAGGTCAGAGATAAGTGGCATCCCACGACCGTCTTTCTTTACAGATTGAAGCCTTCGGGCTGCAAGTAAAGCTGAATAAGTGAACTGTGGTGAAGCTGTTGCTCCATCCACAATAACATTAGACCAAGCTGCACCTCCATCTTCTCGAGGGTGAGCTTGTGACCAATATTCAACTGCATCCGCTCCAATTGTTGAAATTGGTTGAGGAGTTCCTACACCGTTGATAGGAGTCCAAGTGAATGAAGTTGTAAAACCTTGTGCTAGAAGAGACTGTGCAAGATAGTTCTTTGCGTGCTCAATAGCATTTTTTCCTTCCAATACTTTTGATTTAACAGAGCCTTTGATTTTTGCTGCTGCTGATTCAAATAGGAAGAAATTACTTTGGAATGTCAAACGTACTTTCTTTGTAAAGTGCATTTGCGTGTAATTCTTTGAGTAACCTTGAATTGGGGCATCAGATGCTCCGATTCCTCCGTCTGGGATTATTTCAGCCATACCAAGACCTGTAACACCAACGTCTGAATAAATTCGTTCGCTGTTGCTTACCTTGTGCATGAAGTCAAGATATTCTGACTTCACTGTAGGTGAGACCTTTGGTGCAATGTGCTTTAACACATTGTTTACAATGACTGCATAATCATTAATTGTTCCAACCATAATAATTTTTAATAGTTAATTCGAGTAATTGATTATAATGTCAAGAAACGACCGATAATTAATTTATCAGCTGCTGCTCCATAAGGTTCGACCTGTTGTACGATACCAGTTGCACTGGTAGTTCCTGTGTTGTTCACAGTAGTTGAATTTGCACCAAGAACCATAGCTTGACCATTGTGGTCAGCATCAGAGTTGTTGGTTGTTGTGAAGATAAATGTATCTTCATCAGAAGGTACGATATAAGAAACCCGAAGTTTCGCATCAGCGATTGCAATAGTTTCATTACAAACACCTAACAAGTCAGCTCGGACAGTTCCACTGTCTGCTGGTACAGCTAGTCCAGCAGTCATTGCTAGGATTTCTCCTAGAGTTGTTGCTGTTCCAGTTGCTTTGTTAGTTTCTGCTAACTGACGTGTATTCTTTATAGTAGCTTGTTTTACGCTTGCCATAATTTTTACGTTTAGATTAACGTAGGCAATTACTCGTCTTCAGAGAGAAGTTCGAGAGCTTTTTCTTCTGACAATCCAGTCGCCATAAGTTCTTCCATTGATGATTTCATCTCCGGAGAATAATTGTTTTTTGCAACGGTTCCTCCAGGGAATTGCATTGCATTAACTTTTTCTTGGACTCCTGCTCCTTTCAACATTCGCTCTGTGATAGTTTCATCAGGCTTGAACATGCTTTCTCGAGCGAGTTCTAGGACTGTCATTAATTCTTTACCACTCTTGTTTTGCCAATTGTAGTTTGAATCAACGAAATCGAAGAATACTTCTCGTGCATCAACATCTCCAAGCTCTTTGTGTCTACCAACGAATGTGTTGAGGGTGCTTTTGACTTCATTAGCGAGTCTTTCCCTTTGAAGCATTTCTTGAATGTCTTCTTTGGTAGCTCCTCCCAATTGTTTCAATCGCTCTTTATCAGCTTTTATGCTTTCATCCTCCTCTTCTTCTTGACTTTCTTTACCTACTTCACTCTTTTCATTGAGTGGGTTGATAAGTCTATCAGAGCCGTTAAGAGACTTGAGTTGTCCCTTGGTTGTTTTAATCTCCTCTGATATTTGTTGACGTTGTTCATCTGAATTAGCGAGTTTTCGTTTCTTCACTAGGTCCATTAGTTCAATACGCTTCTCGTAAGATTCGTCTGATTCAAATTTTCCTTTATTTGGAATACGAAAGTCATATCCTTCAGGTTTTTCTTCATCAACTGGAGGGGTGCTGGGGTCCTCCGACTCTGGAGCTTCAGGTTCTTCTTCTTTTTCTTCCGGAGTTTCCTCTGGAGTTTCAGGAGTTTCTTCTTTTGGCTCTTCGGTCTTGACCTCCTCTTTTTGTGGAGAAAGTTCATTTCCAGCTTTTACCGAGTTAATTGAATCTTCAAGGGCTTTATCAAGCTCTGTTTCATCAACCTCTTCGGGATTTATCACTTTTTCATCTGTTTTTTCAGGTTCCATATTTTTATCCTACCCGTATCGTGGGTGGTGACGATGGTTAATTAAATTGTATAATGTTTAATTCGTAATTGCAATTTATCTGTCAGAGTATTTGATGAATTTTGGGTTGTTAATTCTCTCTAATCTCGATTGTAGTGCATCTGCATTGACAGACCCTTCACTAAGAAATGAGATTGCGTGTTTCTGAAAGTCTCCAGTAATTGAGTTGTTATGTTCTCCGATGGATGCTGAAAACTTGATTGGTACAATGATTAGATAAACTTCTTTATCACTCTGTTTGTAAAACAGAATATTGTCCGATGGTTTAAACACCTTGTTAAATACTTCCAATAAATCTTCTCGGTCGACAGGGTTTCCACAAGTATGTTTGAAACCAGGTGGGACAATTCCTCCAAAGAAATAGTCCTCGTCTTCAACATCTTCTCCTTTAGTATTTTTTAAATCCGCTGAAACATTCTTTCGCTCTTCAATAGGAGCTCCAAGGTTTATTTCTAAATCTTTTTTAGCTTGAGCTTTTTCCTTTGCAAGCTTTTTATCCTCTGCATTTTTAGCTCGAGTTTCAGCTGATTTCTTAGCTTTAGCTTCTGCTACCTTCTTTATTTCTTCAAATGTTTTGGTTGCCATATTTTTATCCTACCCGTATCGTGGGTGGTGACGATGGTTAATTATTTTTTAATATTTTTAAACGATTTGTAAAAGCTTTCACTATATTCCCGCATCTCGGGTTTAATTTTGGCTCTTACATCATCTAGGTATTCCTTGGTAATTGTAATCCGAGGAATACTCTCATCTATCTTCGCAATTTTGTAAGCTTCTTCAATTAGAGCGAACTCGACTGGGTATGGATGTGTGTAGTTCATTCTTATCTTCTGACCTTTTTTCATGTCCTCTTCAAGAACACATTCTAATTGTCTACCCACTTCCACAACATTAATTCTATCAGATTCTACGAATGTCGCCTCTAGCGTATTCGAATTAACCTGACTAACTAAGATTGAAGACATTTCTTCTGCACTAATTTCAAACTCATCTCCACTTTTTGAAATGAATTTCATCATCTTGTTTTTCTTTGCTTCTTTGGAGTATCCGACTTGAATCGTATAGTCTTTCTTTTTTAACTCTATTGGTTTATTTGCCATTTTTTTCTGGTTTATCGTGTAATGCACCTGCACGAATTCCTTCCAGGTGGTCGACCATCGTTGTTAGCATTTTCCCTTGAACATCAAGTCGTATTGCATTTACGCTTGTTTTCCATTGGGAATCTGCTATCAACCCTGGCACTTCATCCATACAATCCTTCATCAACTCAATAATGATTGGTGCGTGGTCACTCTGTGCCAAAGCAATTTTCTTTTGTTTTAAACTTTGTTCGTTTTCCATGTGTTTTTCGAATTATATTTGACCAGCGTTCTGATATCTTGACAATCTTTCTATTCTGTCTTCGTTCCCCTCCTTTGCTTCAACCCATCCCCTAACTCCTGTGTTGTACATATCTACTAAATCATTCCCCGAATATTCCCCTTGGAATGATTTATTTATTTTCATCTGCTCTAATTGTCTCCGGTTCTCCTCTAACACCATCCTTGCAGCTATGATGCTATCTTCTGTATTGAATGGATTGTATTGCCTCCCAATTTCTTCTTCGAACCGTTTTTTAATAATGGCGTTGTGCATTTCATTAACCTGCATAACACCTTTGTCAGTGGGGTCAGCACCCCCTACCATTGCAGCTTGATGAGGGAGTGTTCCTGCACCTTGTTCTCTTCTTGCTATTTGACCGAATTCAGTAGGAGTTACTCCTGCTAGTTTTGCCTGTTCTATAAAGACTGGTTTATTCTCTTCGGAAATTACCGGTGGTATATCGTAATCCTGTTTCTTTTGGGCTTGAGAGATTAGAGTCGGTCCTTTTGGCTGTTCGTAACTAGGTCGTGTATAAGTTTCTTTTCCACTAAAAAAATCAGAGAGAGAGCTAGATGCTTTCTTTACTCCACCTTTCACTGAATTGTAAAGATTTGATATTCCCATAATTATCCTTGTTGATTAGCTGCTCTTCCTACGCTTGCATCTATAGCTGAGCCCATTGGAGATTGAGGTCTTGGAACCTCGTTTGGATTCTGCGGCTGCATTGGGTCCGAACTATCTCCAGCCATTTGTTGTCCCATTGGCATAGATTCCCCTCCTCCTCCTGGTCCTCCAGCCATGCTTTGCATCGCAGTATTTTTTGCCTCTTGTTCCATCTGTTCCTGTTGCATTTGCTTCTGTTTATCTGAAGGTTCCAGAGCCATGATTGCATCGTAATCAGCTTTTGAAATGTAATCGAAAATGTCTCCGTGCTGAATATCAAGCATCTTTTCTAGTGCCATCAATTGAGAAGCTGCAGCTTCTGGGTCCTGATTCCTCATTGAGTAAATCAGGGTAATCTGATTTGTAATCACTGGGAACAATGCCATGTAAGTTTGCTTTTGAATCTCAAGAGATGGAAGAAGCATAGAATCTGGGTCAATAATGAATTCAATGTAGTCTGATTTATGACCAGCCTTTCTCATCTCATCAAATAGACCCTTCGCTGAAATTTGTCGTGTATCAACATTCTCCATAACTTTTCCTTCTTTTGAGAAATCGAAATTCAGTCGTAGGTTTTGAGAAGCTGCAGCAACCATTCCGATTGGGATACCGTTGTCATCAAGAATTTCTTGAGACTCAACAAAGTAGTCCGGGTTTTGCTTTGCGAATTCTGCAAGTTGGTCTTCAGAATCAATCATAAAGATTTTATCCACTGGGTAGATTTGAGTCATCCAAGTGTTTGCAATGTGTGCATCAAGCTCAAGACCTGTAACAACAGAGTTCTTCGGTGGAGTCAATCGGTTGTACGCTGCTTCCTTCATAATTACTGTTGAACCAAGTGTGTTTTCAGATTGAGTACCTGCAACAATGTTGTTCACTCCGGTGTTCTCTTCGATGTTTTGCTTCTGTTTATCAGCGAACATGATTCCTTGCTGAACATTTCCAGATGTTTTAACCACATCAATGTCTGTTCCCGGATTCTTTGGATTAACAATGTTCGGACCTCGCTTGTATGTATTAGAGCCGTTCTGAATTTGAGTTCCAAATAATAGAGGGAAGATTTCAGCTTCAACTTGCTGACCATTCAGAGAGTTGATGTAAGAATAGATTGCTGTGTTTCCTCTCATCATTTCGTATAGTCCAACTCCGTGAGGGTCGTTCAAATCTTTTTGGAAACATCGTGCAACAACAACAGAACCGTGGGACCCATCATTAGGAAGTTCCCCATCGTAAATAACCATTTTCCCACAGACCACAATGTATCTATTAAGAAGTACGTTTTCGTAGTAACCAATTGTCACACTTGTTCGAGCCTTTTCTGAATCTTCATCTTTTGCTTCTTCAGACACCGAACAGTATTCCAATTTCTTCCGATTCTTTGGACTCTTCGCTTCTGGGTACATGTCATAGAACAAGTCTTTTTGCATATCCTT